TGCAAAGGCTAAGCAAGCAATGATATAATTATATTATGCAAAACCTAGTTAGATTAATCGAGTTGTGCATAAAGCACGATGCAATTTTAGAGATACAGTCCAAAACTGTAAAAGTAATTAAATACGATGGCGTTTGGATTCCAAACAAACGCCCTCAACTGTGGGTTTCATGCTGCGTTAGTGATGAAACCGCCTTAGGAGAGATTTGTGAAAGACTTGAAAGAATACCTGCGAAAGAATAGCAACGGCACATATTCATATATCAGAATGGTACAGCCTGAGCATGTGAGTGATTTTATGATTGAGATTCCAGAGGGTAGCAACATTGCAGTAATTGAAGATTCCAAGGTTAAGTTTTATTCAAAATACACATCAGCCGACCTTGATCATCTCGGTAAAGATCTTATTTGGATGCGCCCATCACACCCCGAAGAACTTCCGTTTATTGATGATGAGCCAAAAATAACTACCGCCAAAGATAGCGAGCTTGACTATATTGCTAAAATTCATGATATGCGTGATCGCTATGATGGCGAGTCAGATGAAGATTACCGTTATCAGTTAGAGCATTACATTTCTCGCAAAGAGCCATCACTCAACTACCAATACGCAGAAATTGAAAAGGTGCGTCAGTCAGCGTGGCAAAAACAGGAAGGTGGAAGCCACTACAAAAACCTTAAAATTCAGCCGATGCAGTACGCGCTAGAAAATAAACTCGATTATGCACAAGCTAATGTTGTGAAATATGTAACACGACACAAAGAAAAGAACGGCAAAGAAGACCTTCTCAAGGCCATCCACAATTTAGAGTTAATGATTGAATTTTATTATGGAGATGAGAAATGATTTTAGATAAAGCAAAGATGGCGCATGATTATGCAATCGAGATGTTAAAACGTGGTGATCCTGAGCGAAGCATTGCTTTTGATGCGTGGACGTTGGCCGACACAATGCAAGCCGAAGCGGATAAGCGCGTGGTCAAATTTCCTGATGTATTTTTTGATACCAAGCCTAATGAAGAATGGCAACCTGATTGGAGTCAAGCGCCTGATGAAGCAAACTATTGGGCTATGGATAAAGACAGTTCCGCTAATTTTTTCAGAAATAAACCCGAAATAACAAATGGGAATGGATGGGACTTTGGTGGAGTAATGCAAAGTAATAATGCGCATAAATACACTGGAAACTGGCAGAACTCACTTCGGAGGCGCCCACAATGAAACGCAATAAAAAATACAATCCAAAACAAATCGTCAAGCAGAAAGTTCACAAGTTTCAAATGTTATGGGAAGTGAACGAAGCTAAACGCATTATTGAGATGCACCATTTACTTAACGGTGTTGATCCGCAGGAGTCGAGCCATACACCGCTGCATGTTTGGATGAGAGCGCATAAAGGCGATTTGGCATTGGGGCTTAAAACCCAAACAATACCAGCCGAACAAAGCTTTCATATTGTTAGCAAGATACATGCAGTAAACCCCAGGACTGGTGAAGCGGTTGATGTTGAATTCCAACTTGCAACACCACAGACTATGCACCTGTGGCAATTTTTAGGCGATGTTGATTCTGATCTATACATTGAAGAATCAGGAATTAAAACGAAATGGCTTGGCTTTAATTCTGAATTAGAGAAATACCTAGAGGAGATCGAAGGAGAGTTCGAGATTGTGACTAATCATTGTTGCCTAACCTGTTTTAGTTCATTCAAGAGTTTTAGGCACGAAGTGGAATTTAAATCTATAAAATTAATGAATCAATATGGTTTAGGGGTGGCGGCATGATCAACTTTCTAAGAAAACTATTCTGTATTCACGCATGGGAATATGAATCGGATATTTTGACAGATGAGGAATTTAAGGTCTGTCGGAAGTGCGAGAAGGAGATGCGAAATGAAGGCAAATGAATTTATTAAAAAGTTTGGGTTAAAATTGGCGCAGCGAGATATTGCAGCATTGGATTCTGGATTTATAAAGCATGATGATTTTTTAGAGCATTATGGATTTGATATCTTGGACGACCTAAAACGCCTTGTTGAAAGTCATGAGTTGGTTGAAGAATGTGGTGGGCTAGATAAGGCAAAAGAAAGAGTTGCGCTTGAGGAAAAATTACTAAACCCTAATGTATTTTATGTTCTTGTTGTGTCAAGCGCAATTGATGACGTTGAATCCTGTCAGTGAAGCAGCCTAAGCCACTCCATCCGACCACACTAATTTAAACCGATCATTAAACCCTGTATAAACGGGGTTTTCTGTTCCTGATATATCAACAAATCCAAACTGCCCAATCGGGTTATTGTCCTGACAAATTCGATTATAAATAACAGGCTCGTTGTCTTTTACAATACTCAAGAAAGTTTGACCCAAACGATAACTCAAAGTCAATTCATAATCCGAACCGCCAAGCGTTACGCCAAAAGTCTGATTCGGGACTTGCTGTAATGGGATTTCTAACATTATTAAACTCCTATTGCGCCCGCTATACTTTGCCCGGTGCTAACCAAGCCTTTACCTTTACTGAAAAGATCAGCTCCTTTTTCAGCAAGTTTGCTTAAGCCAGATTGACTCACTTCCTTGGGCTGAACACTCCCACCATCCACAGCCTTAGCATCGCTTGGCGCTTCGACTTCTTCAAATGAATAATTTACTTTCACTTCGCGCACTTCCTCAAGCTGCACATTAACCACAATCAATTGAACGCCTTCCTGTGCTGAACGCGCATAGTCCACGCCAGTAATGCACATATTGCGATGCACAAATTCAGGGCTAATCACGTAAAACTTTAAGGTACTGCCCTCATAAGCAAGCAACTGGGCCAAGAATGCACCGCGTTCTAGTGAGCTACCCGAACCCTTCGACATTTGCACAACCGCCTGAGCAGGGGATGCAACTTTGTTATAGGATGCGAAAGAGCCTTGTTCAATTGGAGCATTCGCAATAGAGCTTGCCGCCTGATACGAAAGCCCTAGCACGTTGTCAGCAAGCAGCACAGGAAGTCCGAACTCATTAAACAAGCCCCACACGTTGCCGAAAACGGCTTTAATCAGTGCAGCCCCACCCAAGCCGATTGCAGCGTCAGCTCCCGAAGAAGCTAACCCCGCAAAGTCTGGGATTTTTGGGAATCCTTTTATCATGTATTTAGTCCTATTGGAAATTGATACAGGTTATTGTTGTTCAGACCTTTGATAGCGTCCTCCATTGTTCCTGTTAGGGTGCTTGCCGTTGTGTTCACATTAATGGTGCTGACCTTAACATCAACCTTATTGCTATTGGTGGTGCTTGCAGGTTTGGCAATACTTGCAGGGATTTGATTTTTTGGCATAGTGGCTTGTGCTTGGGTTGCTCCAGCTGAAATCGCTTTTTTATTGATGCGCGAGCGAATGCTTGCATCCAGTTTATTTATGTCTACTTCTTCCTCCTTGCCTACTCGATAACCTTCTTGCTGCTCCATTGCTCTCAAGATCGCTTCACGTTCTTTCGTGGAGTATTGGTGCATTTTTAAGTTTCGATTGCCAACTGAAGCTAGAACTTTACGTTGATATGCAGACGTATCGTTTTTATCTTCGGGTGGTGCCCAAGATGCAATTGCTTGCATTAAGCTCTTGTCTTTGTAGCCCAAGCCTTTACCATAGTCGGCCTTTGTTGATAGGTTTTTTGCGCGTCCACTCTCAAACAATAATTTAATTTTCGCCTGTTTACCCGCTTCGTAACTTGGAAACACACCGAAACGCTTCTCAAAAGAACCACCGCTTGCACCTTCCAAATCGAGTGCTCTATTGCTTTTTGCGAAATCTCCACGACCCTCAATGTTTCCTGGATTATTATTTCTCCAGTTCCAAGATCCTGTGCGCTTCACAATCTTGCCGTTTGCCAACTGCACAATATTATACCCAGACCCCGCATGAAGCACTTGAACAATATCACTCCCGCTTGGTTTTGTTGATCCATTATTAACAACGCCAACACTCTCGGATTTCACACTATTATTCATAATACTTGTACCTGCAAGCGTCCCCACAGGCTGTCCTGTTGCAATATCTACCGATTCAGTTGCTCTATTCCAAATATCTTTACCGGCCTGAATAATGCTATCACCTAAGTTCTGGAACATTTGCGCGGATTGCCATGCAGCCCCTTTGAAGTCACCATTTACGAGTTTTTGTAGAATCTCGGCATAGCCTTTTAATGTTGGAATTGCATACTTAACAATGTCGCCTGCAAGATTGATAAAGCCCTCACGCAGCGTTTTTAATGAAACACCGTTCTCATCAATAAACCCTTTCAGTTTAAGCCATGATTTACCATCTTCCGCAACTTGTGACCATGAATCATAATCACCAATTAGGTGCAAGAATCCTTTACCTAAGTTTTCAGTCGATAATTTAGCATTATCAATGTAGCCGCTAAACGCACCCCAATTAAACAGACTTTTCCCGCCTTCCGCCCAAACCTTATAATCGTCATATAGTGCAATAAAAGCAGCACTCAGCGCAGCCACAACAAGAATAAACGGTGCAAATGGGGCCATGAACAGCAATGCAGCGACCAAAGCCTTGCCTAGCAGCGGAACAACTAAAGCCCCTAAAATAATTCCCATCGCTTCAAATACGTTTTTAACCGTTTTTTGATGACGTTGCAGAAACTCAAAGAAACGCAAGGCAATATTAGATAGCTTCACCAACAATGGGATAATCGCATTGCCCATCATGAGCTTCATTGAGTCCCAATGGGCGCTCATCTTGGCTTGATTCTCAGACAGTTTGCGACTTGCTTCCAATTCCTGTTTATTGGATGTGTACATTTGCTTGTGATAATCGACCATTTCCTGCATCGCATCACGACCTTGTAAAAGGGTGTTGATTGTCCCTTCATCAAAGCCAAGTTTTTGCCCCATCAAGAAAGCCTGTTCTCTGTCCATTTTAGACATTGAATCAGCTAGGTCGAGCATTACATCGTTCGTGCCGCGAACCTTGCCCTGTGCGTCTACCATGCTCACACCGAGCGTGTTAAACATCGGCAGCATGGAAGATTCACCAGTCATAGCGAAATCATTCATGGAGCTGTTTAGGGCTTTCATATCCCCTGCCATGCCTTGAGCCGATCCGCCCATAGCAGCCGCAGCACCTTGCCATGCTTTGACCTCACCCGATGACATACCTAAGTTTTTCGACAGGAAGTTCAGCTCGTCATTGGCTTTACGTGCTTCATCTGCAAGTTTGAGCAAGCCTGTACCCGCAGCAATGACCGCAGCAAGCCCTGCTACACCCTTGACCGCTTTACCCAAACCACCAACCAAACCGTCAAAACTTTTATTCGTCTTGACCGATTGCTTTTCTGTATTGCCTAATCCTTTCTCTAGCTTTTCGTTTTTCTTTACCGCGTCATCCGCTTCTTTGTTATACCCTTTTGCATTCAACAAGAGTTCAACAAATATTTGCTCGACTGTATTACTAGCCATTTCCGCTTAACTCCTGCTGTAATTCCTGTATACGTCTTTCGTTTTCTTTTGCAACTTGATGCACGTCGATAATATCCATGGCATCCTCCAAACTCAAAACAGTGTCGAGTTCTACATACGAAACAAGCCCTGTTTGTAGGGCTTGAAACACGGTAGAGGATACGTTCAGACTTTTAACGAGTGCGTCATCTTTCAATGGCAGCCGAGTGCGTCATCTTTCAATGGCAGCCCTGTTCGTTGCCCTAGGTCTGTGAACTGCCGTCTGCTAAAAAATCAATGTGCAATAAGAATGCTTCCTTGCGTAACATCCAAAGGGTTTTGATGTCTTCAATTTCTTCATCAATTGAAAGCATTGGACGAACCACGCCACCACTTGAGATCACCTGGACGCAATCATTAATCAATTGTTCAAGTAAATCTTGACCGACTTGCTCAGTGACGTTGCCTAATCCTGCAATGGATACGCGAGCAATTTCCAACATACCGCCCATTGGGTCAATCTTTGGAGCATCACCCACGCCCATAGTGTCAGCGATCAAGCCGAAGTTCACACCGCCAACATCCACCCCACCGCGAAGCATGGCAAGTAAGGCGGTATTCGCCCACTTGTCAGCACGTGTAACTGGCATTTCCGTGATAAGGAAAGATTTCCCCTCATCACGGCCTGAATCAATCATCAATGTTTTAGTTTTACGAGCCATTATGCGATGTCCTCAGGTGCGAAGTTGTCCATATCCCAGACGAATTGAGTGCCTGCAAGCATTTTTTGCGCTGTCACGCCCGATGGCGTAGTCACTAAAAAGCCTGATCCTGCATAACGCTTTTTGATTGACGGATAAGTAACGTCGATATCCCAAACCAAAGCGTCATTTTCAGCGTTCGCATTATAAGCAAGGTATTGGTCCATAACTGTTTGAGCGTTTGAGTTTGGCTCAAAGTAAGCTGTAAACTGCGCTGTGTTATTGACTTTACCACCGCTTAATTTGCCGTCGATACCCATGCGAGTTTCAGCGATTGTACGATCACCAAAGCTAGTCGAGTTGTCAGGCTGAAAGCCGTTTAAAGTCACGTACTGATCAAACAATCCTTTACAACGTACACGAAAGATGACGTTAGCGGACGTTAAAGTTTTAGTATTCACTGTCATTTTATAGTACCGCCGTAGAAGTCATGTTGATGCCCGTGCCGCGCCTGCAACATTAACCGCATCGCCTACATACATATACCAACCAGTCAATTCAACTTGCTGCGCTGCGCTTGTGCTATTAGTTTCACGATTGATTACTGATTTTTGTTGCTCGGTTAATTTCATGCCTGCAACGATACCGCCAAACGCTTTACCGTTATTGATGCGATCCTGGAAGATTGCACGGTATAAAGATTTGCCTGCGTCATTCGGTGGGATTGATTTGTATTGCTGTAAACCAATGATGCCGTCTAATTGGAAACCTTGATTTAACCAGATTTGAAACGCATAAGTATCAGCCCATGCAAATTCACCAGTCACAATAGAGTTACGCATAAACTGGAAGCGGTCGTTTGCAGTTGCCCATGCACCATAAAAAGCGTATCCGTTTACTTCGAGTGCTTTAGCGTCTTGCTTAGATGTAACGCTTGCTTTGATGCCCGATTGACTGCGGAAGTCTAGTGTTACGCGACCATTCACTTCTGAGAAGTCGATAGATGCAACAGAACCACAAGCGAATGCAGCATGCTCTAGGTCGCCATAAATAGGCGTTACGTCAGCAACATCGTTCTCTTTAAGCCATGCCGCAAAGTTTGCAGTGCTGTTCGCAATAGTCGCGGTAGGCTCTTTACCATATTGGAATAGCCAAAAACGGTGATTCTGTTTTGTTACCCAAGTTGCGATTTCTTTAAACCAATCAACATCAAAGCCGATGCCTGTAATTGGTGCAAAGTTTAATGTGTAATCCGTTACACGCTCTAAAGCAGAATCAGCAGTATCAGCAACGGTAGTGTTGTTTAGTGTAGCACCCCCAACTTCTGACAAGCCTAACGCATCCGCAGCCGTGCCTGATCCAAAACTAATGCTTGAAGTTTCGCCAGTTGTGCCCGAAGCCACTACAAATGATTGCAATTGAGTATCAAAGGTCACAACGGCAGTCAAAGCAGTTGCAATCAAGGTCGCAGCATCACTGAAAGAAGTCGCAGCAGAAAGGTTCACCGTGCCTGTTTTCAATGTGCCGTCAATGGTGACATTCAAAGTGCCATTAACTAGCTTTAATTGTTCCAAAGTCGTTGAGCGCAAAGACAAGCCGATCAATTTTGCAGCTTTATTTGCATTCACATATTCAGCAAAGAAAACTGAATAAGGCTTGATGGTTGAGCCTGAAAAACCTTGCAGATAAGTTTCAGCAAATTTGTACTCGTTAGACGTTGAACCAAAGTCATCGCGGACAGTATCAAGATCGAAATATTGCTTAATTGGAAATTTAGAAGCAGCCGTAAAGACTACCGTATTCAGCGATAGTTCAGACCCACCCGCGGCTAACGCGCTAGGCGGGATATCGACAATATCGCTTGCTGGAATTGATTGAAACATGCTTAATCCTTTTTAGAATGGCGCGGACGTATCAGGTGCTAAAATGTCGGTATCCGAC